CGAACGCATCTGGATCACGGAGCACAGCCGGGGCGACGAGAAGTACGGAACGGTCCACAAGGATTACATTCTGACCAAGCGCGACGGCTACCTAAAGCCAACCATTAAAAAATAACTGACAGGAGAAAGTGATGGCCTACGATGAGCGATGTAAATATTTCCCGTGTCGAATAGTTAAAGTTCAAGATGGTGACAGTGTCATCGTCGATATTGACCAAGGATTTTCGGACTGGAAGCATGACCAGCAACTCAGGTTAATGGGGATCGATGCCAACGAAATCCGACGCGGCGGCGGCAGGGACTTGGAGGATGTTCACCATGGCAAGCTGGCAAAAGCTTACCTGCGGGGATTGCTGGAAGTCGGTGAAGTGTACGTTGTGCAGACGCATAAAAAAGAGAAGGGGAAATACGGACGCTGGCTCGTCACGCTCTGGAAAGGACGCACCAACATCAATAAATTGATGATTAGAAAACATCTGGCAGTGGCGTATCACGGCCAAAGCAAAAAGGAGGTGATGGGGGAGCACAGGAAGTGCATTCGGAAACTGAAACAACTGGACATGTGGGAGAGCCTGATCGCCCTGCCTCCGATTCTTAAACGCTTGGGGGGTAGGTGAAAATAGTCAGGAATATATAAAAATGGTACGGTTACACTAGGTTACACCAAAGTTTTCCTATAAGGGTGTTATATGGAAAAAAAAGGAATTTATTTATTTTGGAAAAGAATACCGTAACTGGTGTAACTTTGGATATAAGCATTTGTTTTTATTCACGAAACAAGGTTACACCAAAGTATACATAGAGATTTGTACAGATGTAACTTTGTAACCGTTTTTACAAAACGATACGAGACGTATCTCCACTTTTAATTTATTGAAAAATATAAAAAAAACTGTGAAACACCCTATAAGAGAAGTGCGATTAAGTCCTGTAGATAAAAGTAGGTGCGTAGAAAATAATGATAAAAATGGAGAAAAATGGAGAAAAGTGGCGTAACGTGGTGTAACCGGATAAAACCGCGCTGTCACGGTGTCTCGAAAACCGTGGCGGGACGATCCCGTTATCCCTTTACTGCAATGCTGGTTAACGATTATTTTATCGTTACAGGGAGCCACAGCGCCTCAAAAGTCAGGAATGCAGTGAAGACTTTTTGCAGGAAACATTCTGGTAGGAAATTTTCAGTCAGGGCCGAGCAGCTTGGCCAATGGATTTGCAGGAGAGTTCAATGACTTCAGGATCAAAACGAATGGCCGAGCTTTTTAACAAAAGCCCAGTTGAGCCGGACAGTAAAAAGCGAAAGCTGGAGGAGCGCCTGCAGACTAACGTGGGCACGCTGGAAAACCAGAACAAGGCCATGACCCCTCAACAATGGCGCTTTGTTCAGGAGCTGGTCGACGGGGAGGGAAAGCAGACGTTAAAACAGGCAGCGGTGAACGCTGGCTATCCCGAGGAAAGTGCCAGTAAACTGGCCCATGCGCTGACTGACCCGAGACAAAATCCGCAAGTGGTAGCAGCGATCCAGCAGTATCGAAAAGATTTGGCTGAAAAATATGGCACAAGTCTGGAGCGGCATTTACGTGATATGCAGAACATTCGCGATTCTGCACTTGAGGCTGGGAACTATGGAGCGGCAGTTACTGCAGAGTATCGTCGTGGACAGGCGCTTGGCACGATTTACGTGGAGCGAAAAGAGATCAGCATGGCACCATTGACAGCATGAGTTCTGATGAGGTGAGGCGCAAGCTTGAGGAAATCAAGGCCATGTATGGAGGTCCGCCTCCGCAGGAAATCATTGACGTGACGCCCGAGGACCTTGAAAGCGATCCTGATCCTGATCCCGAGCCGGAACCGGCAGGTGAAATGGTAGTCGAAGACGATGTACCATTGCCCCCGACTATCGTTGAGCAATTCCGAGATGCCGAGAAATCCCGAATCAAGTCTTTATCAGAGAGTGAAGCAGAACCTGCCGAGGGCAGTGATAACGCGGCTGGAAAATCGAGTGGGGCTGGGGTTGCCGGATTGCCTCCTCGCGATCCCGAACGAAGGTTTCGTGATGGTGGAGCTGAAAGTCGTGAGCCGAGGCCGAAAAGTAAGGCTGAGTCCGCATCAGATAGCGTTTAACCTGAAGCACGGGAGCATTGGGCTGCCAGTATGGATACTCGTCCAGTTTCATCCCAAAGGCACGACACTGCGTACTGAAATTGAGTTGAGGCTTTATCATGGCCAGCAGGTAGCGGAGTTAAATGAGAGTGGCATGGATACGAAACCAGCGGCACAATGGCCGCTGGATCGAGTGGACTGGAACGAACTGCTTGCCCTTTTTAAGGGCTAGGTTTCATCTTTTTCTTCCTCCTTTAGGATGGCTTCAGATAAAAGAGTCGGGTTTATGCCCGCTGCAGTAGCTTCATCCCAAACATCGTTCGCATCGCTTTTTGTGCTGAAGTGCATCGCCAGACGGGCAGCCACTACCGCATCATTACACTTATCACAGGCTCGTCCTTCCGCCTTCTCTGGACCGCTTCCTAGTGGCCAAGGGTTATGACCTTCAAACCACTTGATTGCTTTGTTGTAGGGCAGCGTGTTTTCCTTTAGTCCTCCAGAACATACTACGCATTTTTCTACTGTCATTGTCTTTCTCCTCTCTGTTTAAGTGATTCTGCGTGCGGCCATTGCATCTTCTGCATACTCAGAAAGCGTTTTTTCTGGAGTAAAATACAAGTCTCGTTCGATTGGCAATCCAAACGGTGGAAACCGCAGGTTTTCTAGCTCTGTCAGGGAAACATAACCAAGCTCTGGGAAGCCCAGACCTAAGTCACAAAGCCCGAAGAGCATGTCTCCCTCGCGTTCAGAGATCAACCAAGTACAGGCGCCGCCTCCAAACAGTTTAAGAACAGGAAGGCGCTCCATTTCATCCAGCGCCGCGTTGGCTTCAAGCTTCTTGGCTAGTGCTTTTGTGATCAGTTTCATTCTTTCTCCTTTCTGTTTAACGATTTATTAAGTGATTCTGCGTGCGGCCATAGCCTCTCTATAGAGGGAGAACTCTGTTCCACTTGGCTGCTCGTTCTCGTTTTTCAACAAGACCTTTGAAGAACTTCTCGATGTAAGCTTCTCGGTCCTCAAAGGTCTCAAAGACTTTGTGCTCAGTAGGGGTAATGGCGTCACCAACAAAGAACTTTGCTTCTTTACCAGCCAGCTTGTAAACAACGCCTTCTGAGTGTTTGTCCATGCTTTCGTAAAGACCGACTTTTCTGGTGGCTTCCATTTCTTTCTCCTGTCTGGGTTAATGTTTATTTCCTACATGTTTAGTATATACCATTGTTGGCTATTGTCAACTATTATCAGCTACTTAGGGCTATTATTAGCTATTTATTTATACATTTACCTACTATGTATAATAGCTGATTATCTACTGAAAGCTATGAAATTCTATTTCCAGACACGATGGGCTACTCTTTCAGACTAAACTAGGAAAGAGGGCGGGGTCGGTCCAGCCCTCTTTTGTTCCGGCTTTTTCTCCGATCGAGCGCTCGCTCGACGCAGGCCATGAGCCATGTTCCACGGCCAAACCATGGTTAAATCACGTAAGTGCTTGATCTATAACGAATCACTATTTCCGGTAATAGTCTTTACCGGAAGTAAGGGGAAGGAAGGGTCCCTTTTGGCCGATTTGGTTCGTTCGACGTGGTACGCGTACCGCGATCCGCTCAACGCGCACACTCGGCTGAGCGCCGTGGCCTTGGCCAGCTTTCGCATAAATAATCAGGCTTAAAACGAAAATGACTTTAATGTTTCATGTGGAACAACTTGTAACCCACCCCCTTTCTCTGGAAAATAGAACCCGCAAAAATTTTTGCAAAATTCAAACGAAATTGGCCCTTATGCACGCAACACAAATACCCTATGAAGTAGAGTCAGAACGACTAAAGCTTGAACTCAGGCTGGCGTTGCTGGATGCACAGGAGCAGGGTCGAAGTTCCTTTCTCGGTTTTGCCAGATACGTGTGGCCTGAAGCGATAATCAGTAGTCATCATAAGAAGATGGCTGCAGCGTTTGACCGTATTGCTGACGGCACGCTTAAACGCCTGATTATTAACATGCCTCCCAGACACACCAAGTCGGAGTTTGCATCCTACCTGCTTCCGGCGTACACCATGGGCCGTGAGCCGACGACCAAGATCATTCAGGCAACGCACACGGGCGAGCTGGCGGTCCGGTTTGGCAGGAAGGTTCGTAACCTGATGGGGCTGGACATTTACCAGCAGCTTTTTGAAAAGGTTCAGCTCAAGGCAGACAGCAAGGCCGCCGGGCGATGGGACACGAATTACGGCGGGGAATATTTTGCGGTTGGTGTGGGCGGTGCGATGACAGGCCGTGGCGCGGATTTGCTGATTATTGATGATCCGCACTCGGAGCAGGATGCGCTGTCGCAGTTGTCGCTGGACAA